ACATCGGAATGTACAAAACCTTTTCCGTAATACATTAATTGAAATATTTGTTCGTGAAGTTTGGGTTTGTCTTTAGGACTCAGGCCAAAAAAACCCAACCGTCATCGGTATATCTACCTTGACGGACTCACCTCCTATCTCTATCTCTTGTGATAATTCAATGTCTGGTGCTACTTTTGAAATTTCTTTTCTTAAATGCATTGAATCTCTTGCGAGTAGATTTTGAACAAAGTTGTTTATGGTAGATTGAGATTCATCACCATCAACTGATGTAATGGTATGTCGTAATCTCGTGGTTAATTCAGGTGAAACATCTGAACCTGTTTTTTTAGAGGCTTGTAATTCTTCATCTATTACTTTTTCTTCTGCTCCCGTTAACAATTTAAAAGTAACTTTTTTCTTTGATATTGGTAAGGTAACTTCAAAGTTATTTTCTGAGACACCTTCTGGTAATTTTTTAAATGGACAATCAGCTAAATTGAATGTATGAGTTAAAACTTCACCATTGTTAGGATTAGTAACTTCACAAGGATACTCAGGCCCATATGCTAATATTCTAGCTGCAACCATTACAGCATTTTTGTCACCTAATATCATATCACCTTGTTTTACGCCAGGCGTTAATATTAAAGAATCTATTAACCTATCAATCACAACACCCTTTTTAATAAGATTCTGTGAAGTAAGAATATCTTCTTCTTTAGCTGTCATATATTTAATTTCTACTTTTCCATCAGAACAAGGGTGTTCTTTTGGATATAACTTACCCTCACTAGGTAAATCAATTACTTCACTTGGGAACTTGTTTTCTGCCATTATAACCTCCGATTATTTTGATTCAGAAACAGATGCTTGTCTGTAACTTGTAACTAATTTTTTTATTTCACCGATAGCTTTTCTTGCTCTACCACCAGCTGCTTTTGTACCCTTATCTGAAAATACTGAATGATTTTCTTCAAATTGTTCAAATAATTCTTTTATATCATTGTATAATTTATCTGTTGACATTTTTGTCTCCTATAACTTTGGTTAAACTTCAATTGCTCGTCTAAACCAACCTAACCAAAATTTCTCTTGATTTGGTTTATCTATAACTATGTTTGCAAATCTTAAAACTCTGTATGCTCTTACTCTATCTAATGATATTTTTTGTATAGCATTCAATGTAGCTGGTCCTAAACCACCATCTACTTCAATTTTGTTTCTGTTTTTAGAATTAGCAGCTTGTTGTAAAACCTTAACAGCTCCTCTTCTACCAAAATTAACACACATATCAAAATAAATATGTCTTAATTGTGGGGGAACATCATCACACTTACCTCGTCTCCAATAGTCTGTATGATATATTTTTTTAGCTTGTTCTTTGGTAAGATTTTTAATGTCCACATCAGGATACCATCTTTTAGCGATTCCATATTTGGTTTCACCACCAGCATCATCAGGGTCATTCACATAACCACCTTCGTGTTCTAAAACTATTTCTATTATTTCGTCAAATGTTGTTTTCATAATAACATCTCCATATATAAATATATATAAAATAAAAAAACCCTTGATTTTTATTTCAAGGGCTTTTCCATATATTAGTTTAAGTATTTATTAGAATTTAAGTATTGCGTAATCATATCGTAATGTTAATGATATTTCAACAGGGTCTGATGAGTCAAATGCTAAGTCACCAAAATTAGCTGATTGGATATACGCACCTTTTAATTCCCATTCTTCAACCACAGCTCCAACTGGGTCTAAAAGGTTAAATGTAATATCTTTTTTGTAAAAATCAGCGTATCCATCTCTACCAGTAACTGATTCGTGGTGTAATCTAACCCACTCAATCACTTGCTGTGCAGCTGATGGAACAACCGGGTCGTATAACATAATTTCTAAAGGTTGCCATCTTGACTTACCTTTAACATATCTTGTTACATTCATATGTTCTAATACAACTTCGTCTGATTCAATTGATGGCCTGTTCATTGACTTAATTAAATAAGCATTGATACCATCTATTTGCATTATAAATCTGTTTTTGAGCTTTGGCTCAAAGGGGGTAAACATTATATCTTGTGGTTCTAATAATTCAGCCATTTAAATTCTCCTATTAAGTACTTAAACCTTTAATTCATATATAAATATCAGTAATTATAAAAAAAAGGGACTTATATTTAAATAAATCCCTTTTCTTTAGTTTATTTTAACTAACCATTACTCTGGAAAAGAAGCACCAGTTGGTTGTATTGTAAAGTCTAATACAATAAACTCAGCAGTTCTTGTAGGTTGTAAGAATAATTGTCCGACTAATTGATTTCTATCAATTGTATCAGGTGTATTATTCGTTTCATCCATCACTACTCTGAATGCACTCAATCCACTTTGTGATTGAACTTGTTCTAAGAATGGATTAACAATTCCCAAGAATCTTCTTCGTGTTGCCGCTGTATTTTGTTCAAATACAAGGAATCTTGAAGAAGAAGCTATGAACTTCTTAACTCTGATTAATAATCGTCTTACATTGATTCTATCCAACGCACTTGCTTTTTTCTGTAATGTTTTTTGTCCAAACACCGTTACCCCTTGTCCAGGGAATGTTGCGATTGGATTAATATTACTATCATATAAATCATCACGATTACCTTGAGTTAGTTTTCTCTCAGCTTGAATAGCAGTTGTAATTCCACCACGATTCAATCCAGCAGGAGCGAACCACGGGTGTGCAACTCTATCATTGAATGCGTAAACACCACCTAATACTACTGATGGTGGCACCCATCTTTGAGTTCCAGCAACTTGTGAATCAGGTACTTTAACCCATGGCCAATACATAGCTGCGAAGTTTGAATCTCTAGCTTCACCTCTTGTAGTAGCTGCTGTTAATGTTGAAGCATAAGGAACCGGGTCAATAATTGCAAAACAATCACCTCTTGATTCACATACATCAATAGCTTTAGCCGTAATAGAAGAATGTAAAGAGTCTATAATACCTGGCATTAAGATTAAATTAATATCAAATTCATCTTGGTTTGCAAGTAAGTCAAGAGCTTCTTCATATGCATTTTTACCATCATCTGCTACAGTTGGGTCAAATCCTTGTGAATTTTGTGCTACGATGTTTTCATAAAATACTGCTCTAGGAGCCCGAGTAGAATCACCATTAAAATGCCCTAAAGCATTAAATCCACTATGTCCATCTGAAGCACCAGTGAATCCACCATTTAGTGAACCACTACCAACTTGAGGTAATGATTGAGATATATGACCACCATTTACAGGTATGTCACTTACATTCCCATTCTCATCTAAATAATCAATTGTAGGTGTACTAACACTTTTAACTCTTACAAATCTTGAAGCGTTTGCAAATGAACCAGTTAATTGTAAGTATTTTGTACTTCCCTCTGTTTTAACTTGTTGTTTTTGGTCTCCAATAACTTTTGAAATAAAGTTAGGTGAATTAGGGTCTAATGTTATATTATTAAATGATTCAAGTATTTGTTTTCTTTTAACATTATCATTACCAGCCCTAATTGTTAAATTAAAAGTACCTTTTTTATCATTTTTAGAAACAACTTCATATCTAACATTATGTTTTGAACCACTAACTAAAACATTATTTACTCTAGCAGTTGCATTACCATTATTCATTATTGTACCATCAGCTAATGTTTCTAATGTGAAACAAGTTGTAGTAGTTCCAGCAGAAACAGTACCACCAGTAATGTTAAATGAACCACCTTTACCTGCTACACCACCACCAACTCCAGAACCTGCCGGAGCAGTTGTAAATGAACTTGGAGCACCAGCAGAAGCTGTTAGGAATGTAGTATTATTTGCAGCTGTTCCTGCTAATGAAGCCGTAAGTGCTAATTGCCCATTTGATTGTGAAACTGCTGTCACATTTAATCCTGAAACAGCGTTAATCTCAGTTACAAGATTGGTTATATGTGCTCCTCTCGTAGCACCATTGACAAAGAATCTGATTGAATCATCAGATGAATCTCCACCACCATCACCAGAAGCTATGAATTTAAATTCACTACTTCCTTGTGTTATTTTATAAACTTCTCCAATACCTGTTTTAAATGTAGTTGCAGATACAGAACCAGTAGCTTTATTGACACCAGATGTTACGCTTGAATTTGTAGTAACAACATCAGCGGTAGCTGGTCCAAAACCTTGTGAACCATCTGCCATTATTCTAACAACAGTTAGTGTGTCTGAATTTTTTAAATATTCTTCAGCTGCATGTGAGGTTAAGAATTGGACTGAATCCGAACCCGTTCTAAACGTATCTCCAAATTTCGCTTGGAAATCAGAAAATGATGTTACAACGGTTGGGATTCCTGCAGGACCTTTAAGTGTTGGTCCAATGAGTGCAGCTCCAATATCAGCCACAGCGGAAGGTAAAAACGTCTGGTCTATTTCATTTGTAAATACACCAGGTGAAATTATTTTTTCGGCCATTGAATTTCTCCTAAGTTAACTTTTTAATTTTTGAGGTATATACTATTTTTGCGCATTAGTATTATTCATATATAAATATATGATTAAACTCTCAAACGATAATTTTTTTTTTATTATTCAGATTTATTTGGTGTGAATACACCTGTTTCTGGATTTAAAGAACCTTGTCCATACTTATTAGTAATTCCATCAAGAAATTTCTTTTCATCATCTTGAATTGATTTCAAAGATTCTTCTAATTCAACTTCTTGTTCGTCTAATCTGATTTGAGCTAATTTTAATTGTCCGAATTGATTTTGAACATTTGCATAACTTTGTTGTATATCTTGAACTTGTTTAAGTTCTTCTTCTGTGAATTTTACTTCTTCTGGCATTTATAACCTCCATTAATGTTTCATATATAAATATATATAAATTTTCAAAACAAGTGATTTATTTTCCTACTTGTTCGTCTGTAGCATCACCCTCAAACCCAAACACAACTCTTGATGGTGTAAGTGCTTTTGAAGTTTCATTAGTTGTTCCAAATATATTACTTGTAAATTCAGGTATTACATATGCTTTTATTGATAAACCAAATTCAGTTTTTATTAATCGTTCACCATCTTGATTCATTTCAGATGCATCACTTATACTACCATCCAATGAAGATAAAAATTTATATTGTTCTGAATCACCAAAGTATGTTCCAATATGTTCAAGAAATAAATCACTTAATATATTCATTTGTTCAATATAATTAGTCATCATTACTACTGAATAATTACAAACTACGTGGTCTGGCATTCCAGTATAAATAACTTCTTGTACGGGTTTAAGTCCTCTTTGAACTGAAAATCTATCATATTGATTATCTTTTGACCAGGCATTACTTCTAGCTACTTTTATAAATTCACCTTTTACAT